TGATTCACGATTTTCATACCACTCAAAAGTGCTGTAAGCAACCTTGGAAAACCAGCCAGCCTTACGCTCGTGGTCGTGAAATCTTTGATACCAGGTATTAGTAATACCCACATACAGCAATCTGCCGTCAAGGTCATAAAACCTGTAAAGAACCTGCTTGCTCACGATGTTCTCTCAGCAATCTTTTTATTTTGCCACTTAAACACTAAATGTGCCTTCCTATTTAGGTTGGCACACTATACTTAGTAGCGATGCCAACAGCTCGATTGTTGGTTATCAACGCCCTCTAGGAGTTCACTTCTAGGGGGCATCTTTTTATTCAGTTATAGCTTTACCATAGCACTCTAAAAGTATTCTGGTTCATTTTCCAGCAAGTCTTTTGTAAAGTCGTCATTTAGTAGCCACCAGCCACCATGACCGAAGACAGGTACATCGCGTGGATTTTCATAATTCCTAAGCTTCCAACCTAACTTGCGACCTAGACGCGCAAAGGCAGCGTCTGACTCTAGTAATCCATTAGCTTGGGCGCATAGCGCGATGATGTTGCTTGGTTGGTTAGCTAGGTGATTCTTGCTTCCCATACCGCGATTGAGTCTGTGATGAGGTATCAGGTCATCTCCTGTCGAGCCACAGTGCCAGCAACCTCTGTCACGCGCTAAGTACTTATCAAACTGTTTTTTATTCATCGAACGGGTCATAAATCTTGGCTGGCATCTCACCAGGTTGGAAACCCAAAGCTATTGTGTTTTCGGATACGCCACCATTTACTGCTTCAACAATGTCGGTATTGTCGGTTATGTCGGTTTGACAAGTGTGCTTACGCCGCCACTCTCGGACAAGTTTGATTGCCTGAGCGTCATCAGTCTTTATTTTTGCCCCACAGGAGCAGGATTCGGCTATCACCCGATAAGGCTACCAGCTAGGCGTTTCTCCACTGAAGTTCGACATTCTTGCTAATTACGGCCATCATGGTCGCTTGGTCCGATAAGGCCCTCATTTTGGTTTTTACCCTGTTGTATTCAGCCCTAGCAAGGTCAGCCTTGAGCTTTTCATCTACTGACTGCAACTTAGCCACAGCCTGCCTGTCGGCAACAGTTCCTGAGTTATTGATGAAAGCCAGTGAAACGGCTCTGTCGTAAGCTGCCTCAGCATCAGCCAGCTTGCACTCTGAGTCGTAGAGAGCGTTAGCTCCCTTGTCCATCTCCCTGGTCAGCCTTTGTAGTTCCTCGACTATGTGGCCTGGTGTAATAATTTCCATACTTGAGCCTCTCTGCTCTATCTCTTTGTAACTCCCATAGGCTGCTAACTTTCGTTAGGTGGCCTTCTTTGTATTGTTCTTGTAGGCACTCTTGTAATTCAAGGATTGACTGAATCAGTATCCTTCTTGCTTGCGAGTCCATTAGCGATTGCCTTTATCTTGTCGAGTGTTGCTTCCGATGCTCCACCAGTTTTGGCTTCGCTGTATAACAATCGTAAACCCTCAATGTCATCGCCAAGTGCGTCTGCCATTGCTGACCAGTCTTTGATGGTTGGCTTCGGCGTGTTGCCTCTTGCTACTTTTTCCATCTCGGTCCGACTAGCTCTGCGGTTTCCACTGTACCCAGCGTTGGCAAGTGCGCGGCCAATCGAACTCGTCTCGCAGACCTCAAGTCCAGATGTTGCTTGTGGACCTTTTTGGCTGTCAACTTCGTAAGCTAAGCCAGAGCCTTTAGGTAGGTTCTTTTCCTGGTCACTTGCGTTTAGGTAAACGACTGACCGAGTAACCCACATTCCGACCTGTCGGTCTTGTGGTGTGGTCAGGTTGTCGGTAATGATTCTTCCGTCAACATTATCTTTTAGAAACCTGCGGATGCGTTCTTCAACAGTTTCATAATCATTGAGGTTAAATTGTGGCATTTATTTGCCCTTCTCTTGATGTAGGTAAGGCGCTCCACCAGCTCTTGACCGAAGACTGAGCCAATGCTCACCGAAGATTAGACCTCGCTTTGCGCCATCCATTGCTTGTATAACTCTAGCTTTTAGCTCTGTCATTTTGGCAGTAGCCTTGTCTAATTCTGTGACCGAGTTTATGTAGTGCATACCTAGCTCATCAAGGTCAACCTCTGTGTCAGTAATTCCAGGACTCAATGCCCTAATCGTTTCTAGTGTGGAGTTGCTTCCATCCCAGTAAGGCATCTTCATTTCTAGGCAAGCTTCTCTAAACCGAACCGCAGCATCCCAAAGTATCTGGGCCTCAAACTCATCCCACTCAATGTCATACTCTTGATAGCTTGACCCTGCAAGTGCTACTAGCTTTGCTCGTCTTATGCCAAATACTTTCATGTACCAAAGAACCTGTGCGCGATAAGCCTGTGGCACTGCTGTCCAATAGTCACGACTGAATTTGACTTCAACAATTCCAAAGTGACCATCTTCGGTTTGGTAAATGCCGTCAGGATTTGACCTAGCCCAAGGATGTTCTTTGTTTGCCCATGTTCCAGTTTCCCAAACAGTCAGCTCTGGATGTTCCTCGGTAAAGATTTCTAGGATTGGTGCTTCTAGTTTTGTACCGAGTCGCATTGACATATTTGGCGTTATCTCGTCTGGTATTTGCTTTGTCTTTTTTGCCCACTTGGTAATTGCAGATTCCCATTGTGACAATCCTGCAATCGGAGCAATGTCTGAGCCACCGATAGCGCCTGGCTCATCTCGTAGGTCGTGCCACTCTTGACTGCCGTTGGCAAAGTCACCGAGTAGTACTGCATCGAGTAGTTCATCGAATGGTAGTTTATTTACTGGCAAGGTTTCCCTCTCTTTTCCTTGTCGCAAGGCCACGCTAACTCTCTCAGCGTGGCTTTGCTATTTCTGATGGTTTTACTCTAGTGTGAACCTATGACATTACGCCAGATTGAACGCAAATATATTGAGTTGCAAGAAGCTATAAGAAACAATGACGGCGTGCAATGTGCCGAGCTTCCAGATGTGTTTTTCCCTGAAGACGAGCATGACCCCGAATCTCGCAAGGCGATGATTGAGGTAGCGAAGCAGGTCTGTAACGATTGCCCTGTCAGGCTGAGATGCTTTGACTATGCCCTATCCGCAGGGATGCATGGCATCTGGGGTGGGACTACTTTTGAGGAACGGCAGAAGCTTAGGGCTTCGAGCTAGGACCTGACTTGTCTGCAATCTTGCCGAAGCTCTTGTTGATTTCATCAGCGTCTAGCGAGCCGTCTGCAAGGTAAGAGCGAGATAGCTCCTGAGCTACATCAATGATGCCAGCAAAGGCAGCCATAGCAACAGCCTGGATAACCTCAAGGCCGATTACGGCTCCACCAACAAAGATACCTGTGACCTTCAAGATGATTACAGCTAGAGTTCTGCGAGCAATGTCTAACCACATAGGGTTGCCTTCCGTTCAAAGTTTGAGCGTAGGGTTATTACTATTTTACTGCCCAGCAATTACGCTGGTTTGTGTCGTATTTGACACGCTGTACGCCTCGTAGAAGCCTTATGGCATCTTTCCTAGGGTAATTCCCTTGTTTGACACCTAAACCCGCGTACGAGCCTTACAGGGCTGTTTAGCGTAGTTTTAGTACCTGACCGACATTGATTAGGTTTGCGTTCTTGATGTTGTTTAGCCTTACTAGCTCAGCAACAGTAGTGCCGTTGCGTGAGGCAATGCGGGTTAGGTTATCGCCCTTGACAACTGTGTAGGTGTTGGCTGTTGGGGCTGCTGGTGCTGGCTTAGCTACTACTGGGGCTGGTCCATGAACAGGTGCAGGGGCAACAGCCGAGTCAGGCGCAGTTTGGTCTTTAGCAGTTCCTTTGATTGCTTCCATCTTGATAAGAGCGTCAAAGAAGGCAACAGGCTCAATAAAGTTTAGGCCAGTGTCATTCCATGCGTATTTCTTAGCCTTCTGAAGCTCCCAGTGAAGGTGCTTACCAGTTGACATACCAGTTGAACCCATCTTGCCTAGAGGTGTTCCAGCTTCAATCTTCTGACCAGCCTTGACTTTGATGGAATCGTCAAGCATGTGTGCGTAAATGGTCACATAGTCTTCGCCATTGATTTTGTGGGAGAGGGTTACAAAGTTACCGAATCCACCACCAGGGGCAGTTGACTTGCGAGCCTCAACAACAACAGCGTCATAAGGGGCCTCAATCCAGCAAGGCTCGTTAGGACTCCAGATGTCTGTGCCGTTGTGGTGCTTAGGGGCTTTGGTTACTGGGTGGATTCTGTTACCCATAAGGCTGGTGATTTTCCAGTCTTTGCCTTGTACGCCGTCTATTGCTTGCTGTGCTTTTGCCATTTCTTTATCTTCCTATTGTGCTGATTAGTAAACCAATGATTGAAACTGCTGAGGCAGTAAGTCCGGTGTAAGCAATCCGCTCAATCCAAGCGAGTCTGGCAAGGGTGAGTTCTACTTCGCGGATGCGCTCAGGCACATCGTCAAGGTGGTCGAGCTTTTGCAAGACCTTTATTAGAATCTCGCCATGCTCAAGTTGCTTTTTGTAGATGTCTGCTTGAGTGACCCGAACCGAAGTTGTTTCCTCAGCCATTTTACAGAGCTGCTATTTCGGCTTCTGTTAGACCGAGTGCGGCTAGTTTAGCGAGAGCGGATTCACGAGCAGCAAGTTTGGCTAATTCTTCTTGCTCAATTTCAGCGGGCTTTGGTAAGTCTGCTCTCCAAGCCTCTACATACTCTAAGACCTCACCCTTAGCCTCAATGACCTCATCATTGATTTGAATAAATACTTTTTCTGACATTATGCCTTCCTGTATCCAAATACTGAAACCTTGCCATTGTTAAAGTTTCCAGATGAGTTAAATAAAGAGAAACCATTAAAAGAGTTTCC